TCAACGGTATCAAGGTTCAGATCGCCCAGCAGAGTATTTACTGCCGTCACTACCTCGTTCCCCTGCTTCTTATTCCGGTCGGCTTCAGTGCGCAGGTTCTTGACCGTTTTGTTCAGCCCGACGATGGAATCACGGATGCCACGCGCGGTGTCCAGCAACATGCCTTCCTCAGAATAGAGCAGTCGGTACTCTGCGGGGATCTTGCTGACATCATCGACTTGATCTGGAAATTCAAACATGAATTACTCCTGTTATTACTTATCTGCTTAAATTAAGCAGATTGGGTTTCAGTGTCGCTGGATTGATCCCCAGCTTGGTCGTCGCCATCCGAAGAATCACCCTGATTCTCATCCGATGGATCGACGGCTACTTCCTCACCCTGTGACTCAGCAGCGAGTGCCACTTCAGCAGCCATCTTCCCGCGCACCTCATCGCTGGGGTTGCAGCAATAGGACTGACCATTCACATGCACGAACATCTCACTGTCACCCGAATTGCGGACCAGGGTTACAAGCTGGTCATGGTTCATTTCTCTCATCATCATCTCCAAAATTAAAGTGTGCCTCGTGTTCTTTAAGCCACGCGAGGTGGTGGCAATTTAAGGCGCTTCCAAAGCGCTCTGTTTTCTTCTCGCAATTCCTCAAGGGTCAGCGTTCTACCAGTCTCATCTACAAACTTATCGAGACTGAGCTTACCCCTACGGAACAGCTTGCCTTTGGTTGGCCCCAACACGGAGTCCTGAAAGGAAGCGCTCTGCCGTCGCAAGAACTGTTCATACGTGGTCTCTGCTGGCACCGATCCGATGTTGTCTGACGCCCACGCTGCGCGTGCGCGGTCAGTTGCACGGTTGCGCGCTACACGGTCCATCTTTGCCCACGCATCGTCGCCAACGCGCTCACGCGCTAGCTGCCTGAATCTGGTGACATTCATTTCCTCACCGATCACAAAGGGTCGGTTACCCAGCATCGCTTCGCCATCGATCACAGGCGTCATGATGGATCGACAGTTGGGGTGTGCTGGTGGACGTGGGCCTTTGCCAATGGGGTAGATCTCGCCGTCGCGTGAAGCGCAGATAAACGAAGTGCGCGAATCTAGCACCGAGGTCCAGCGTAGTCCACTAATGCCGTCACTATTCTCCGACCAGAACACTTCACGCGCTTGGTTGGTGGTGTGGTTAATGGCGGTGCGTACTAATCGCGTAGCAGCAGACTTCGACGCAGACAAGCTACCCTTTCTTCCCATGACGGCTTTGACGATTGTGCTGAGCGCATGACCTTGCTGAATGCCGTGGAGGATTGTGCGGTTGAGGAATAAACGGTCGTTACGGGAAAGAGTAACGAACCATTGGTTGAGTGGGGCTGACATATCCGTACCGATAGCGAATGGCACTCTCCCAACTCGCTCTCGCAAGGCTCGCGCTTTGGGCTGAGTGAGTTGGGGATCGAAGGGGAGAACTGCCCGTACCGAATTCGCCTGCCAATCGAGTTCATCAATGCCAAATGCCTCAAGCTTGCCGGTGGTTGTTAGCTGGAAGTTCTTGACCACATCCTCGCGTGCCTCACCGATGGTGATGAGCATGTTCTGCAATCTTTTGGTCGTGGTTGTGCTGAATCCCCTTCCCATGTTGTCCAGTGTGGACACCAACAGCGCACGGATGTTTTCGTTCGCTGTGTCTAATAGAGGGATTAATTCACGAGCAAAACCACGCTTCAACCGCTCTATGGCGATGGCGTGCTGAACATTCAGATCAAATAGTTCTTCGTTACTCGTGCGTGTCGGCATATCAGTCGTTCGGGTCCGGTGAACGTTTGACGTAGCTCTTGTGTGCCTTTGCCGCATAGATGCAAGCGATAACCCCAAGGACCATAGCCAGATAGCCTTTAATGGGGTCGGTGATCCGTACATCCACACCGGCTACCTCGGTACCACCTGTCAGCCCGAGCAGAATCAGCAATATGCCCAGCAGCGCCAGCCAGTACCGGGGTGCTAGATATTCCTTGTATTTACTGAGATCCATTGGTTTTCACCCCCTGTATCTTGAGTTCACATTCCTCGAACTCGACTTCCTCGATCAATTCCTCACATTCCACGGTGAAGGTGACTTTGGGAATCGACCTGTAGTGTTCCTCGATTGAGTAGCCCACCACACCCTCGATGCGCTGCTCCCCGATCCACAGTTCGAGTTCTGCTGGCAGAATGCCACCTCGGCGCTTGATGACTACTCGTTCCATTTCATTACCTTTATAAATCCAGACACGTACAACACATCCTCCACTTCGGTCCAGATCCACCGGATCATCTTCACATCTTCGTGATAGCCGATCTCAACCGGATCAACCATCGTGCCTGGACGATTTGGAATCGCCACTCTCCCAGGTGGAGCAATCGGATCAGGGGGGTACACAAGCCTGCTGGCACCCACGCGGGTCAAGCTCGTGTAGCCGAACTGATCAGACTTCTCTAGCTGGATCTCCCCGGTTTCCATCCTGTCTGCCATTACGGTTACTCGGTTGATTGCCACCACCACTGTCGTTATCGACCGCGAGCTTCGGGAACATCGACAGCATTTCCTCACCCTCGTCCTCGATCCGCTGAATCTCAGCGTTGGCATCGAAGTTGATATCGAGGAAGTTGCGCCGTTGCAGTTCTACGAAGAACGACTCACGCGAGATGTCACGGTTACCGCGCATCTGAATAAGCTGGTCAATATCTTTTGACTCCTGAGCGGTCGGGCCAAACTCAGTGAACACTTCGACCTTTGCATCATCGGGCCAGTCGATGTCCATCCACATGCCAGCCATCAGGAATGCCGTGGTGAGGGTTTCACCAAAGCGGATGGCTAGGTTCTGGAGATCGCTGTGACCTTCAGCCGCGTCGATAGCTCGCTGGGTCGCGGTCACGTTGCCCGCCTTGCGCAGTAGAGGCTCCATCGCCAGCGTGACCATGCTTTCCTCAAGATCCTGCATGTCTTGACGACCGGCTTCGATAGCCGCGCCGCTGTGCTCGACGTAGTAGAAACGTCCCTGGGTGTCAGGGGTATTCAGGTGTTCGTTGGGACCAATGACCGTGGTGCCGAGATCCACAACACCGCTGGAAGCCAGGATGGGGAATCGAGCTACCGTCAGGATGTGCCGCTGGTCGCTACTGGACTGCCAGTGAGCGATGTTGAGGTTGGCAATGTCCATCAGGGGAGGGTTGGACATCATGCACCCTTCGCGCTCCGTGTAGAACACCACCATCGGAATGAAGGGGAGGTCAGTCAGACCACTAGCGATCACTGTCCATTCCTGCTTGTTCTTAGCTGTCTTGCGCAGTTCCCATAGCTGCCACATGCCGGGTTCGAGCACCCGCACTCGCTGCCGCTCAACCTCATCGAAGCCATCACGCTCAACGATGTTCTCGCGAATCCGCACATGGGTGAACATCTCTACCCCATCCACGACTTCGCTATACGCAGCAATAATGTTTTCCGGTTTGATGTGACAGAAGTACGCGCTTACCCCTTCTCGGATCTGATCGGCCAGCGTGCGCTTGCTGCCGTCCTCATTGAGTTCTGACTGTGGGGGAAAGTCCACGAGGATCGCAGTGTGCCCTTTGGCAATGCCATCCTGAAACACGTTGCGGGCGAACACATTGATGTTGTCACCCATCTTGTTCACATCTTCGGAGAGTTCCACCAAAGCTTCGGGAACATTCTTGAGTTGGATTTCCTCAGTGAAGGGGCGACCACTGAGGGATCGCACCGTGCGCCGGTAGATGTTGGTGAGCACCGACCGCCCGAGCCGTCGCTGCCAGTTCGCATGATCTTCCTCGACGTGCTTGGGCAGGTAATACTCACCCATCGCACGCATTGCCTCTGTTCCGCCTAACAGAGCATTAATCTTGTTCCACTTCACCATCATCCAGTTGTGAGCCTGGGAAGTGGAATCAACGGTCGCTTTGTCTGCCATTAATTAGCCTCGGGCCTTTATTAGTTGCCAGTCGTTTTTGTGCTTGATATAGCCGAAGCGATCATAGCTTCCGTAATACCAAAGCGCCAGAGTTGTCAAGAAGAAAAATGTTGCCACCCAACCCATCGTCATACTCCAAATTTGCTCCGAGTAGCCACCGGCTGCTCGAAGAAAGTTAATGAAAGGGCTTCCGCCTCGTCGGGCGATTTGATCCCTCGTGAATCCAATTGTTTTTTGCTTTCCATGATCAGCTTGCCGCCTTGGGTCTGCATCACCTTCACCTGGGAAAGCTGACTGGCGAGGTTGAACGACCTGGGCGGTAATACAATCAATTCATCAAGCGGATGCATGTGCCCATCATCTTTCTTTTTAATGAATTGAACAACTTCATACGTTTTCTGAAACCTGTCCCGCATGATCCACCAAAGCTCAGCCTTCAGGTTCGCAAACTTCTCCCGCGACCGCTTGCCATCAGGCCAGATCGCGTGCGTGGGTTCCTGACCAGTGTTCACTGCATAGGTGGGGATCTTCAGCTTCCTACCGGCTTGCTGAGCAGCACGACGCTGGGCGGTACCTGTGGCTGCGTCAGCACCCTCAGAGTCCACTGTGGGGTCAAGGGCAAGTGTTGAGGCAACACCCTTTCCAACTCCGACTGTATCGTAGTAGACGGCTTCCACCCCTGCTGCCTTAGCAAGCTCAACAGATTTGATAGCTGTAACGGTGGTGTTGGGGTCTCCCCAGGAAATAGGGTCGTGAACGATGGGTCCAAATCGCGCAACGAAGCTACTCTTGCCTGTGCCACCCGCGCCAACGTCGAGTCCACCACGACCAACTGCGCTTGCCGGGATATCGATGAGACGAGCAATCTCCTGTGCTGCCATGACCCACTTACCGGGGATACAGATGCCCTCAACCGACGCCGTATAGTCTCGATCAATCTCCTGAGCAATGATGTGCGGCTCGTAATCACCACACTGTTTGTCATACCACTCCTGAGACTTCCTGGGGTCTTGTCTCCAGTCAAAGATGAAAACTGGCACTGAACCATTGTGCCTTCTGCGATAGAACGGGTTGCCCATTCCATTAACTGAGGACACGTCGATTCGGATGTTGGTGTTAGCTGAAAGTGAGGCATCGATTAGATCCGGTCGTTCAAGGTGTGCTGACTCATCCACGAAGTACATGGTGGTACGACCACCACGACCAATGTTCACCCCTGCCTCACCCGTAATGGATGCTCCGGTCTCGGGATTAATGAGTTTCATAAAGTGGCTGTGGTCTTTGTGCTTGTAACCCACAGGAAGAAATTCAGAGGGGAGGTCAAGGATCATGGTGCGGAGCTTTTCAAACAGGGAGTCCATATCCCCCAATCGATCCACCTTCACTTCCTTGTTCGATCCGAACCCGATCTTTACCCCTGGGATGAAGCGCCATGCCCACACAGCAAAGCCACAGGACAGATACGATACCCCTGCGTCCCGGCACTTCTCCGCTAAGCCATTCTCTCCATTCTGCAAGCGCTCAAGCAGCCAGTAGATGTAGTCCTTCTGCCGCTGGAACATGATGAATGGCATGAAAGGTCTGTCGATCTTCCTGGGGTCATACGTGCGCAGCCAGTCCTCGATGAACGCTATGGGGTTGCCACGATAGTACGCATAGGCTTCCTGCAACATCGACACTCGGGCGTCACCACGCTTCGAGCGCAGGTTGCTCAGGGCGATCTGTCTGCGTTCTTCATACGCATCATAGTCAGGGGGCCACGGCTCGTTCGTAAATGCGGCATCTTCCGAGGTGACCGGACCATCCACATTCACTGTGGGCGCAAAAGGATCTTCGTACTGGAGAGGTTCGAGGGGTTCAGCCACTAACAAGTCGCTCAACGGGTTTCTCCAGAATTCAAAAATTGAAAATGCAATTTTGGCGAAAAGAGGGTACCGCCCTCTATTTTCGGGATGATCAGCCTGGGGAGGGGGTGACCTGGGCGCACTCTTTGCACGCTGTGTGCTAAATGCTCAAAATGCACGCTGTGCGCTAAATGTCCACTATTAATGTAAGGATTAAAGCTTCCAGGGTTGAAAACTGAGTATATGTGTACTTTGCGGTATCGGGCGGCACGCCAAATTTCTGCGCGAACTTTCAAAAAAAATAAAAAGTCAAGCCTTGACATTCTCAAACTGTGATAATGATCACAATAATTATTTTCTTTTGATTGTGTGATATCGATCACATTAATTAATGCTTGCATAGTGTAGGCACAGCACACACTGCCCACTATGTGCAGCATGTGCAGTGTGAACGAAACAAGCGAGCGCACACACTGCACATGCTGCACTATGTGCGCGCAAGCATTGCGCACATAGTGCAGCATGTGCAGTGTGTGCAGAAACAAGGCGGCGCACATGGTTAGCTATCCGCCTTGAATAGCGATAGCTCGCCATTGTGTGTGTTAGCTTGTTTAAGCTTTTCTATATCAATAGGAATTTGCTTAGGCGGAATGGCGGTTAGTGCTACCGGATTATTTTCATTGCCTTCTAACGTTACGGTTTGTTTGCCGTACCTATCAGGAAGCTCGGCACGCAACATGGTCTCTAATAGCCTGTCGCTATAGTGTGTCTGGTAGCCTACTAGCTCGCCATTCTGGTATACCTCGCGCTGGTATCCATCGCGCCCGCGCCGCAATGCTTCAGCCTCAAGCGAGGCGCGGTACACTTCGCGCGCCTCATTTAATCGGTTACCAAAACGCGCGTTTTTTTTCGCGTAGCTGTAGATATTCCTAACACTAATTCCCGCGTGTGTGGCGGCGTGCGTAACGTT